TCCAGACAATTGGAAAACATTATTAGAAAAATACAATCAAGATTACATGACACCGCCTTTGTCAGCATCAGAAGTAGTAACAGTACAAAATCAATTAGAGAAAAAAGAATATAATTATAGATGTAAAGAGCCACCAATTAGTTCTTACTGCAATGCAAAAGTTTGTAGAGGTAGGAAATACGGTGTAGGTGGTAATGGTACATCACTAGAGTTTAGCGCACTGACTAAATTAGAAACAGATCCACCTGTGTGGTTTTTAGATGTTGGTGACGCAAGAATGGAATTACAAACAGAAGAGTTGCAGATACAAACTAAATTTCAGAAGAAATGTATGAACAGTTTGAATCACATGCCTGCTCTTGTAAAACAGTCAGTATGGCAGGAAATAATTGAGAGATTGATGCAAAATCTTATCAAGATTCCTGTATCTGATGATGGGTCATTGGCCGGTCAGTTTGAAGCTCACCTCCAGGAGTTTTGTACTGATCGTGCCCAGGCTCTAAATCGCGACGAATTATTATTACGTAAACCATGGACAGAAGATGGTGTGACATGGTTTAGACTCAAGGATCTACAAGATTATCTAACACGTAATAAGTTTACATATTTTAATACGGGTCAACTTGTGCAAGCATTAAGACATCTAAAAGGTAAAAGTGAGAAGTATAATCTAAAAGGTAGGACTGTTCGTGTATGGGGTGTACCTGCATACCAACAACAAGATTCTGCATTTGACATAAAGGAGGTAGATGGTGCGCCGTTCTAAATTACCAAAATTAAAAAAAGGAATGCAGAGTGAGCAGATAGCTATTCTGTATTTAATAGAAAAGGGATTTTTTGTGTTTAAAAATTTGTATGGTTTAGGTCCAGCAGATCTTATAGCAATAGATGAAAAAGGTAGAGTTGAGATATACGATGTAAAAAGTGAGAGTTATCGTAAGACATGGAAACCTGGCACACGTATTTTTAGAAGACTTACACAAGAACAAAAAAGATTAAAAATGAAATTTATATTTGTAGGAAAGGATGGCAAATGCACAGTAAGACTAAGATAATATTAGGACCACCAGGCACAGGCAAGACACACAATTTGTTAAACTTGGTAGAACAAGAATTAGCAAAAGGCACTGCACCAGATCGCATAGCGTTTGTTGCATTTACTAAGAAAGCGGCAACCGAGGCTCGTGACCGGGCAATAAAAAAGTTTAAGTTAGAAGAACAACATTTACCGTATTTTAGGACATTACATTCTTTTGCTTTTCATCAACTAGGACTAACAAAATCAGAGGTAATGTCACGTGACAATTACAAAGAGTTTGCACAAACGTTTGGTATGGATTTAGGATCTGTAACAGATGGTGCAGAAGCTGGTGGTGTAGTAACCACAGATAACATATTAATTAACGAAATAAATTTAGCACGTATGAAATGCATGGATTTAGAACAACACTACAATAGTTCTAATTTACAAGATATGTCATGGCATTCTTTGTTACGTGCGCAAAGATCATTAGAAGAATTTAAAAAGAAAAAAGAAGTGTTTGATTTTACAGACATGATAGAGTTGTATTTGGATTCTGGTCCTGTGCCAAAATTAGAGGTTGTATTTGTGGATGAAGCACAAGATTTATGCAAATTACAGTGGCGAATGATAAACAAATTGACAGAAAATGCAAGGCAAGTTTACATAAGTGGCGATGATGACCAAGCTATATACAATTGGGCTGGTGCAGATGTGCGATACTTTATAAAGTTACCAGGCGAAGTAGAAACACTAAAACAGTCTTTTAGGTGTTCTCGTGTTATTCAAAATTTATCAGGTAGAATAATAAATAGAGTTAAATTAAGAAGAAATAAACAGTGGAGAGGAACAGAAAGAGATGGATTGGTGCAATATCATGCTTATCCAGACAGTGTTAATTTAAAAGATCCAGGTAGTTGGCTTGTAATGGCTAGAACTAATTATATGCTTGATGAGATAGAACGTGACATACGATTACAAGGTATGTTGTACAAAAGAAACAATAAATTACCTATATCTGCAAAATTGTTAAACGCTGTAGAAGCGTGGAAAAAATTAAATCATGGTGAGGTTGTACCTTTGGCAGACATAAGGGACATATATTCATATATGTCTAGTCAGATAGGAATTGAAAGAGGACACAAAAATCTTAAGATGGCTGACAAAGAACAATATGAACTAGAAGAACTTGTTATGCACCATGGATTGTTAATGGGTGGTAGACCATGGGATGTAGCATTTGATAAAGTAGGTAACAGAGATAAAGAATATTTACGTGCTATAGAAATTAGAGGCACAATATCAAAAGATCCTAAAATAAATATAAGCACCATACATGGTGCAAAAGGTGGAGAAGCAGACAATGTTATGCTGCTTACAGATCTATCTAGAAAATCACAAGAAGCAATGGAAAAGGATTCGGATGACGAATGCCGTGTGTTTTATGTAGGAGCAACACGTGCAAGAGAGCAACTACACATAATACAACCACAACGAGATGGAGGGTTTATAATATGACCAAAGAAGAAATACTAGAAGAAGCTAGTAGGCTAGTAGCTAAAGATAGAAACCTATCGCATGGCGATGCATTTAGTAATCATGCAGAAATAGCAGAGTATTGGAATATTTTTTTAGATAAAAAATTACAACCAATGGCTAATATTACTGCAGATGACGTTGCTTTGATGATGATATTGTTAAAAATATCTAGAAACAATCAAGGTAAAAAAATAAACATGGATAATTTTGTCGACATGGCAGGTTATGCAGCAATAGCAGGAGAGATAATTGACTCAGGATCTATATAAAACAGTGACATCACATTGGGTTGCGCCTACAGAGTTTCCACACATAGAGGGACGTGTAGCGATTGACTTAGAAACATGTGATACGGATTTAATAAAACACGGACCAGGTTGGCCAACTAAGAAAGGTAAGGTGATAGGAATAGCTATAGCCACTGCTTCGTTTAAAGCTTATTATCCAATTGCACACGAAGGTGGTGGTAACATGGATGAGAAAAAAATTGTAGAATATATAAAATCTATTTGTGAAAATGATAGTATAGAAAAAATATTTCACAATGCTCAGTATGACATAGGTTGGTTGTGGACGCTTGGAATAGAAGTAAAAGGAAGAATACACGACACAATGGTAGCTGCTGCGTTGATAGATGAAAATAGATATTCGTACACATTAAATAGTATTGTGCATGAATATCTTGGTGAGTTTAAGAACGAACAAAAACTAAAAGAAGCAGCAGAGGCATTTGGTGTAAATGCAAAATCAGAAATGTATAAATTGCCTGCAGAATTTGTAGGCGAGTATGCAGAAGCTGATGCAGATCTTACGTACAAGTTACATGAAAAACTTACGTGGGAAATTGTAAAAGATAATTTAACCACTGTGTACGACGTAGAGTGTAAATTAATTAGAGTTATATTTCATATGACAAGACGTGGTGTAAGATTTGACACAGTAAAATGTGAACAATTAAATACAAAATTTCACAACAAAGAAAAAAAATTGATGAAACGTATAAAGGATTTGACTGGTCTAAATATAGAAATATGGGCTGCAGCATCTATTGCAAAAGCATTTGATGCATTAAATTTACCGTATGAGAGAACTGATAAAACAGATTCTCCTTCGTTTACAAAAATGTTTTTGACAGATCATCCACATGAATTGCCAAGACTAATAATGCAAGCGCGTGAATTAAACAAATTACGTGGTACATTTTTACAAGGACTAATGAATTACACAGAGGAGGGTAGAATACATGCACATATTAATCAAATTAGGTCTGACACTGGTGGCACTGTGTCTGGTCGTTTTTCTTATAATCATCCTAACTTACAGCAAGTACCCAGCCGTGGTCAATTTGCGAAAGACGTTAGGAAATTATTCATTCCTGAGATGGGTGAATATTGGCTCAAGGCAGATTACTCGCAACAAGAACCAAGGTTACTTACTCATTGGGCCTGCCTCGTCGAACAGCCCGGTGCTAGGGAAGTACAGGAAGCATATCATAAAAAAGACCTCGATTTTCACCAACAAACGGCCGATATGGCAGGTTGTGAAAGAAGATTGGCTAAAACTATTGGTCTTGGTGTTATGTATGGTATGGGTTATAACAAGTTAGCACGTGAGTTAGATTTAGAACCACAAGAAGCAAAAGAAATGCTTACAGACTTCCGTAAACGTGTACCTTTTATGCAAGGTATGCTTGAAGCAGTAATGAATCGCGCTAATTCTAAAGGTATAATTAGAACTTTATTAGGTCGTAAATGTAGATTTGATTTGTGGGAACCTACACAATGGGGTGTACATAAACCATTACCGTTAAATCAAGCAAAGGTAGAGTATGGTGAAGCTATAAAAAGATATGGCACATACAAAGCACTTAACAGATTGATTCAAGGATCAGCTGCAGACCAAACAAAAAAAGCTATGGTAGATGTGTATGAACAACTAGGTATCATACCATTAATACAAGTGCATGATGAACTTGATTGTTCTGTTAAAGATGAAAGACAAGCAAATAAAATAAAAGAGGTTATGGAAACTTGTGTGAAATTAGAAGTACCATCAAAAGTAGATGTGGATTTAGGAGAAAGTTGGGGACAATGAGTTGGATATGTAAAACATTACTTGTTTGTTTAACATTTAATCCTGTTATGGATTATACAAACAATGATGAATTTGTAGAGCAAGTGCGGGCATGTGCATTGCATCTTAATTCTATGCACGCGGAACAAGACCGGGTGCCAATTAATTTGATTGTTGCACAAGCAGTGCATGAGTCTAATTGGGGTAAATCTAGGTTTGCACGAGAGGCAAACAACCTCCTTGGGATACGCACGTTTGACCCAGGTGATGATCAACTAAAGCCGCTAGATAATCCTAATGCGACGTGGGGGCTTAGGATCTTTGAGACAAAGTGCGAATCCATTTCATATTATATTGATTTATTAAATCACAATCATCATTATTATAAGTTTAGAAGTGAGCGAATAAGTCAGCATTTTAGCGATGAAATTGATTTAGAAAGATTGGTTAAGACTCTTGCAATATATGCTGAAGATGTATATTATACGCAAAAAA